TATAGTAGTACCTATATCAGAGTCTTGTGCATATCAACTAAGGTCTTGGTCTCAAGTATTAGTTCAACTTGCATTTCCTATCACCGTTTTCTCTGTATCACTTACAAAGTTTTTATCTATCCCCTCTGTCATATTCGTAGTAGCGAATACTGGAGACGCTCCACTTACTACACTTTGATCCAATGCCTTGACATCAGCTATACTCATAAGCTCACTATCCATCAATGCGCCTGCTGCTGTTACTTTAGTTGTATCAGTTACCTCTGCTCAATCTTCTACATTCAGGGCAGAGAGTAATCCTGACTTTGATATAGTTCATACTAATCATACTACGCTAGTGACTGCTGCCGTGTTATCGTGCTTACTCCAGTTTGCTGCAAAAGTTCCAGTAGAAGCATTATCTGTAGTTGCTACTAGGTTATCACCTATCGCAAAATCAGCACTATCTACTGTGCCTGCTACTGATACATAATAGAACCAACCAGTCTGTGCTGAACCTGTTCAAGGGAATGTCCCCACAGAAGCGTCCCAGTCACCCTTGTACACCATACCATTTGCTAGTGCAGCAATATCAATCTCCATTTGGTCGAGATCTACTGGCTGAGTTACTGTGAGTTGCCCAACCTTGCCTATATCTATATCATTATATTCATTTGTATCTGCATTATTCTCATAAGCTGTTTTGATTTCTGCATCACTTTGGTCAGCAGTAGATCAACTCTCTACATTGATGATAGTTCTTACTTGTGCTGCCGTTAGGTCTGCTGCATCGCCTGTACCTGCTCAGTTAGCTCTACCCTTGATACGGTCAGCTGCCATGTGTGCGAGCTTTGCGTTTGTAACTGCCTCGTCATCTATTTCTGTTGTACCTGCGGTTGCAAGCGTGGCAAGCGCGCCAGCGTCTGATATTGTACTCATAACCTGTGAGCCTGTATGATTTGCTCTAGCCCTGTCTGCTGCATGATAATGTAGTGAGCTTTCTCCTGAGTCTGTCAGATCTGTTGCGTCTGTGTCTGATATATTATTTACATCTGCTGAATCCTCTATTCAGTCGAGCTTGGTATGGTCGTCATCTGTAAAAGCATTAGTGTCTGCCTCTGCTTCGTATGCTACCTTGATTTCTGCACCACTTTGATCTGCCGTTGCGGAGTCTTCCATTGCTTCAAATCTTACTCTCTCAGCTGCCGTCATTCCTAGTTGCCAAACAGCTGCACCATCTGTACTATCTACACAAACATATACTTTATCGTTTGTCTCGTCTAGCCAGATATCCCCAACAGCATATGTAGGGGCATCAGAGTTCACGGTTGGTGCTGCCGTCATGCCCACATGAATCTCAGCCTTGTCTGCGTTCAGGTTTGTAAAATTATTGTTGATACTATTTCTAGCAACCAACCCTGAGTCCCCATTGTTCACTGTAGTAATTGTTGCCATAATACTATATTACCTATAAAGAATTTTACAGAGAATCTATCCAGTTCTCATCGTCTAACCAAGCTCCACCATCAACCCAGAATGCTGTTACCAATAACCATATAGCTGGCACATACACAGAGATATATTCAACTGTTGCAGTATAATTCAGTGTCTGTTCAATACAGGCATTGTAGTTTAGTGTTTGCTCTATTTCCGCTCTAACTTTGGTCATTATGCTGGAATCTCCAATTTAGGAGTGATATAAAAAGGTGTTGGTTCGAGTACCTGTATTTTGTTTCATGCTGCGTCTATCACCCAAGATTCACAATAGTGCTTTCATACGGCAATAGCTGCACTTTCAGTAGAGGTTACTGCAACAGTATATGTTCAATCTGTAGCCACAAGAATAGCACCAGCCTTTCAGAAAAGGTCTGTCCCATCTACTGCACTATATACATTGAACAAAGTACTAGCCCCAGTTATATCTATAATTGAGTTATCCTTTTTCACTGTGAGCTTTAGGGTTTCTGTTTCTCCTTGTGCTATTCTGATTGCCACCATAATTATTTATTGTGAGTAAATTAGTCCGTAGTTACTGTTGCTAGTGCGTCTGAAGCCAACTTAGGTGAAATCTGATAGTTCATTCTAAAGTTTCTGCAATAGAACTCTCTACCTATTGTAGCGTTTGTTGTTCTACCCCATAACTCAACGGTCTGTCAAGCAGTTACTGTTATATCTCCAGTATATGTAATATAAGTTGCTGAAGCACTTATTGCGCTATTGAGTGTGGTAGCCACTCAGTCAATATACAATACTCAAATAGAACTTGCTCCACCGTTACCGTTCCTCATATCATAAGAGGTTGTATATGTTCATGCCCTTACTACCTCAAATTCCTTTTGTATAATCGCTACAGTGGCGTTTGTATTCCTCTCTGTATCAGCAGACGGTCAAGTTACCGTACCAGCTAGTACTTCATAGGTACTGCTCAATCCAGACGGAGTAATTGCTTCATTTTCTATAGCACCACCAAGAACGTCTGCATCTGTAGCTATAGTTAGCATTCAATCATGCGTAGTGGTTGCCTCTGCTTTTCTTTTGTATACCGTACTATCTCAATCTTTGAGCCAAGCAATCTTATCGGCAGATGCAAAATTACTTTCGTCTGCGGTTAGGGCGTTTATATCTATACCAAGAGTCTGAAAAGTAGGAGCAGCGGCTGCGCCATTACTAGCCCAAACCTGCCCAGCAGTACCAAGACCAGTCTCAACTTCGTCCCCACTTCCGTCTATTGATGTCTGTCTCCACGGCGTTAGTCCAGTTCTAAGGTCTCAGTCATCTAGCTTGTTTGTGTCTAGCTCGCTTATAGCGTCCTGCACGTCTTCAAATAGAGATGCAGTGAACGGCAACACTATGTAATCGTCAGCATTAAAGCCAGTTGCGCTAGAGCCATCGAACCCTCTCACTACTGTAAGCACATCTGTCGTTCTTGCTGTTACCTTGACTTTTTCTCTCTTCACAACATTCACTTCTTCAAACGCACCTGTTCAGTCGAATTGAATAATAGTACATAGGAAATCTCATGATGCAGGAAACAACGCACCCTCACCAGTCTTGAGAGTGATGCTAGTTACTCAAGAAGTAATACTTGTGTTTAACTGTCACTGTGCGTTGTCTTCTACTTTGTACTTTTCATATCAAGTTAGTGCCATTGTTACCGATAGTTACTAAATATTTCTTTAGGTTATTTCTTGTAGAGACTTAGCTATCGACTCATATGAGTCTATATACAATATAACCTCTGTCACACTGTATGTAATTTTCTGTATCACCTTATTAGAGATACTATAATTCATATTACTTATAGTAATAAGGTCTCACACTTTTAGTGTTTCTATTGGGTAATTGTCATTCACAATTATCATTGTATTCAGGTTTGGGGCTTTATATTTTGCAAGTTCTGCGTCAATTCTTTCAGTAGCTGTTGCAGCGTCATTAGCAGTACTGTCAAATAAGTATTCAGTTAGTGTTCAGTATGCAGTTATACTTGTCGCATCATTACCAGTTTGCGTGCCGCCGCCTGAGTATTCTAATATGTAATCATTATATAGCCTGTTCGATTTCTCATCTATCTCAAGGCTCTCTATATGCCTCCCCATAGTAAGAGTATGTGAGGCCACATAAGTGCTAGTAGCTGGGGTAAAGTATACAACTCATTCACCACTAATACGGAACACATAGTCTGTTAGCTCAACTATCTTTTTTATAGCATCTACACAGTCTGTGTAATCAAAGTCTATATTTATAGTTGTGCCTCGTGCTATGGTTGTTGTGTTGTTTACATAGCTGAAAGGGTTTGTTGCATACTTACTATTTATATGGTCTATAATATCTTCAATTATATCTCTAGGGTCTGCGTTCTTTGAGAACGAATAGTTTGTGCCGCTTTTGAAAATTGTTTTTTTACCTAAAGACAACATTCCCATACAGCTAACAATAATACTCTCACCATTATTTTCGAGCCTCCTTGATAAGCTATTCACTACACCCCTATACAGGATAGCTCATGAAGTATCCTCTACTGTGATAATATCATAATGCTCAATAGTCGAGTCATCAAAGTTTACTGCATACCTGAAACTCATTTGCTGGTTTCCATAACCGAGCGCTTCAGTGTATATTGGTTTACTCGCAATCAAAGACCCACTCAAAGTAGTCTTGAATGCTTCAAGTTTGTCGTATAGCTTTACTACGATTTTATTAGACATAGGTGTTGTTCCAAGTAACATTTATATCAGCCGTTCGTGTACTATCAATAGTCACGGTCAGGCTATTATCTCCAAGCTCAAGCTCTGGAAATACTCCGCTATAGTTTTGACCTCCTGTTCAGTTATAAGACACATCTTGTGTCAAACTATTTACTATTACTATATCTCAATCACTTATTGCCTGCGCAAGCGTAATAGTATTATCACCAATCTTGACCGCTACTGATGTTGGGCTACCTAATCATGTAGAGAACGCAATGGTTATAGTTGGCTGCGCCTTATATGTTCATATTGGGTATTGTACCGTATCTGTAAATGTTGCAGTTTTTGCAGTGAATGCAACGTCCTCTGGGAGTGTACTAGTCAAGAATGGGTTGAGACATACCAACCTAAACTCAAACTCACAGAATGTTATATTATATGCTTTCCTTTCAATAGACCATCAGTCCGTATGTGCAGTACCGCTCAATATAATACCATTATTCATAACTATTTTCATAACCTTATTCTCCCTTGATATTGCAGATACTAGCGAGTTGATTTGGTTATCAACATCAGATGCAGAGTCGCCTGTCATTACTCATTTTATGTCTATATATTTTTCCTTGTAGAAGTAGTTTCTTAGTCACTCGCCGTGGTTGTTTGCCTTATCAAATACGTCCTTCATAAGTGCGCCGCTGCTGTATATTCATCAAAGCCCAGTAATAGTTATATTTTGGTTTGGCATAGAGTACCCATTATACTGCAAAATACCTACAAATGATTGAGTAGCTGGGGTGCTTATATTGAGTGCCTTGAGATTAGTTCCATAAGTGTTGAACATTATATTGCGCCGAGCTGAAAGTTATTTGATGACTCCACTATCACAGTCTGTACCTTTGCTGCAATTTTTGCTATATCATTATCGTTAGATACTTTTACGCCGCCAAAATTGATATTCACGTTCTGTGAGTTACTGGTTTGTGGTCAAAATGATTGCGGTTGAAATACTTGTGCCGAATTTACATCAGAGCCATTTATACCTAGTGAGTTAGCCCTATCTTGGTATTCAGGGAGCAGGAAGTTCTCAGCCTCTTTTCATCACGCAAATAAGCCGTTTATACCCAACATCTGGTTTGACTTCTGGTAGGCTACCGCCATTTGACCTATAAAATCAGCAATATAGTCTAGTGCTATATCTATTGCGTTTATAAAACCAAATATCCCCTCGGTAACGAATATCACCGTATCACCAATTGCTTTGAATGTTGCCTCAAGTTGTTCCATTGTGTCTTCGTCTTGTAGTATTTGGGTAGCCATTTCTGTTACCTTTGTGGTAGCGTCTGCAATAGCTGGAGTTAGTGCCACCACTAATTCCTCTTTCAGGTTTTTCATCTGCGCCTGCATCTCTACCTGTTTCCTCATGAGTGTGTCTCAGTTCTCTGCATATGCAGCTTGTGCATCAGTAGATTTTTCATAAGCCAATAATAATGTAGCTTGAGCATTTGCTTCTAGTTCGTTCAACAGTAATCATTCTTCCACTACAAGCTGGTGTGCCTTTTGTGCTACTTCATCAGCAGAGATAGCAATACCTAGAGACTTTAGTTGTTCCCTTTCACCAAGCATAGCTTTTGCAAGTATGTCCGATATCTCGGTAGCAGACTTCTGCCCTCAAGTCCATTCAGATAGTGAGCCTGATAGGTCTACTAATTCAACTGACATTGCTGCCGCCTCGTCTTTAGCAAAGCCCATAGGTACGAGTAGGTCACCAATACCTGCCGCAGCGTTTGCATAAGCTCTGTTAGTCATTCCCATAGCAGAGGCACTTCTCTCAGCCCACTCGTTTACCATCTCCATTCCTTCATCTCAGAACACAATGTTTGCTTTCTTATCTAGTAGCTCCATCTCGGTCGCCATTTTTGTCATCTCCTTTCAATACTGCACGACCTTAGTAACAACAAAAGCTCCAGCCACTAAGAGCCCGAGCTTCTGAAATTGTTTACCAGTATTTTTTGCGTCACCTTGTATCTTAGCAAGCTCTTTGCTGGCTTTGTTGTCCGCTACAATCTCAATCTCCATCTTGTAGTCTTTTGCCATAGGTTATTTACGAGATAATTTTTGGTTCATACGTTTGTTGTTCAAGAACTCTTCTTTTTTATCTATCTGATACATCTCCCAGTGTAGTTTCAGTGTTTCTTCTTCACACTCATACAGTTGTTTTGGTGTGCAGCCGTACAGCCTACATAGTTTGTAATCTCTGTCTTCTTTTGTTATCTTCCCTCAAGACCTTGCAGCCCTAAACCTTGCTAACAGGGTCTTCATTACAGGGGGTCTTTATTGTCTTTTCATGCTACAATCTTTGCCTCACTTAGCATTTCTTTGTAGTCACTCATATCCAATTCCTTGAGTTCTGCTTCGCTTAGTCCGTACATCATTCTAATCAGCACGTCATTTGCTGCTCACATCTGTGCAGGCTTTACAACAAACATTATTTGCCCTCCTTCACTTTTTGTAGTTGCCCCCTCTAATAGCTTGTCGCTGTATGCCTTATCTATTCATCTCGTGTACTTGTTTTTGAGTTCGTGTTTCATGCTTATGTTCATATAGGATTAAAACTAATACGCCGTATTATCGTCATTGATAAGTACGCAGTTGATTTGTTCACTATCAGTGTTGTTGTATTCAGCCTCGAAACCAATTGACTCCATAATTATGTCATCAACTGCACCTGTTTTGTCTCGGCTTTCGTATGCACACTTGTTCAAGATGAATTCAATCTTTGGATTTACCCCACCTCATAGGTCTACATCTGTGTTTTTTATTTCTATCTTCATGTACTGCTTAGTGTTTGCCTCAAATATATCAAGATGTGTAACTGCATCGTATATAAGCTCAAAGTCTCCGTTCACTAGTAACTGTTGGTTATGTATTGAGTCTATGTCTGTGCTTCCGATTGCTTGGTATTCCTTGAGGTTCTTTTGTATAGTTATTCTTACTGACTTAGCTTTTATTGCAGTGGCTGCGCTCAACCCTGCTTCACTAGATGCAAAATAGATATTCACATCTCTACCCCTAAAGTCGTTCTCAGTTGTGTATGCAGGAGTAGGAGCAGAATCGTTTTCTCTTTTTCTACCCAAGAACTTTGCCTTATACATAACGTAACCGTCTGCATCTACAGATAGTTCTAATTCATCAAGCATACAGTAAGATGACTTCTCAGCGCTAACATCATCAGTACCCCAAATTGTGTATGCTGGGTGGCTGTTATTATTTAGCACAGTGAATGTATGAGTGTATGGGTCTGAACCTGTTTTGCCTACTGTACCAAACGCCGCCATAAGCAGTGTTCACATAGAGGTATCTCTAGCAACGCCAGAAATCTCTACATCAGTCCACTGCTTTGCAATATGACTATCATACACGCCAGCAATATTGCCGTACTTACCTGCATCTTTTACTTTTGTATTTCAAGGTTGCAGAGTTCCAGAAGTAACTGCTAGCCAGTTAGTTGCGGATACAGCAGTACCCTTTGTTGATTCTTTACCGATACCGATAGACTCCTTCCTTCAGATGTGTCCCATAGTTCTAAATAGATTGTAAAATAGTATACACCGCCCTTATCTGTACCAACCTCTCTGGCTGTTCGTCTCATAAGTAACCTCGCCTGATTTCAAATCTACTACTCATAGCAGAACCAGTAAGTCACCAATCAGCTCTTAGTGCAGCAAGTATTTCATCGACCAGTGTTCTAAAGTCTCATTCTACGGTAGCGTCCAGATTATCAACAGGAGCTCTCACAGATATAAGTATTGGTATTTCTAATTCGTTTGTATCAGTATCAAAGATTGTTTCAACACTATCGTCAGGTGCTATTGTCGCCGTCACATATCCTGTTGTTTGCTTGGGTTCATAGTTATACACTGTCAAAAGGTCTGTACTCGCTGTGAGTGTTTCTACCAATGTATATACCTTATCTGATATAGTTTTGAACATGTTACTTGAATACATTACTAAACGCCCTGCGCATTATTCATTTAACCTCTGGAAGCGTGTCTTTAATCGCCCTGCGCATATATAACCTCTTATGGGGGTTCTTATTGTTCTCGAACTCTCTACGTCTTGCATACACGACATTACTACCAATATAAGCCCTTCATTTGGTTACTTTTTCTGTAATGCTTCTCCTTAGTGTCCCAGTTTCATATGGTGAGTTCTGTGTCGCTTTACGCCTTGCCATAAATGCGATATCCTGCAACGCCATTTGCACAGCCTTGTCAGATAAGGCTGCTGCGTTCTTTGGGAAATTACTTCTAACTTCAAAGCGCATCACCATAATCGGCTGACAGTATAAGTTCTAAATGTGTGTAGATAGGTGACTTCTTGACTCTTGCCTTTTTTACGAGATATGTTTTTCAATCCTCATCTACTAACTTGTATCATTCCCTTATAGACATTTCATTCGTCATTGCTCTTACCTCCTGCGAACCAATAGCTCCGTTTACCGTGCCAACAGCTTCAGCAGTATCATATATGTAGATAGCCACATCGTTTGCGACTACTGTGGTATATGACCTCTTCAATCCTGCACCAGTCAGTGATGTTACATCTACAGTGTGGTTTGGTATTAGCATTATGATTGAACGTTTACACGCTTGAATGGCGCAAGTAAACTCTTTATGTGAGTCATTTTGTCTTTACTAGCTCAAAACCCCCCATCACCAAAAGTGATTGATAGGTCACCTTGTGAGAAGTTTTTTACACCAGCCATTCTACGCTGGTTATATAATTCGCTTACTAGCTGCAACATAGCAACCCTAATATTCGAAGGTATGTCGTTTGATTTTGTGTACGTAAATTCTATGACATCGAATGTGTCGTTACCATAATTGCCCAGTGGTATAGTGCTTGCGAATATGATCTGTCTATCGTTCTGTATGTAGTCAGTTCACTCCGCCCAAGTTACTCCTGTGCCGCCTGCGTGTGTGAACACTATAGGCACATAATCAAGATAGTATGGTCATGTTCCATTACTTGAGTGCCTTTCATTTGTTATAACTTTAGCATTGAAATCGGTATCTCAAAGATACTTATCTATAACCCCTTCAGCTAGAACAATAAGCTCAGTTAGTAAGTTATCCTCATTAGTTACTTCTAAGACATTTTTAGCATCGTTCAACGTGAGATACTTTCAGTTCATTGCTTATTGGTTGATAATAAATTATTTTGTTGCTGGCTTCTTTGAGATAGTTCTTTTAGCTTTTTCTTTCAGTACAACCTTTTCAGAACTAGCGTCAGTATTTTCTACTAACTTCCAACCATTCAAAGTATAGAAGCGCACAGCTCCTGCATCTTCAATCTCCATTACCTTACCTTTTTTGTAATCAAATTTATTACCGTCCATTCATCTAACTCTCCCATCAGTTGTTGCTACTAATTTATATGATACCATAGTGCCGCCGTAAAGTGTAAAATCTCTCCCTATGTACCCAGCCTTGACCGACTATATAGGGAGAGATATTCTCTCTCCCACCGTGATTTACACAGTTATATTTCTTCCTACTGCAACTGAGTCAGCAGCCTTGATTGCCAAAGCAAATCTCACATGAGCAGTCCATCTGTACTGGTCAGTAACAGGTAGGTACTCTGTGAAGATTGATAGGTCTCTTCTGAAACCAGTAATCACATCTTCTCTGTAAACTAGGATAATCTGTCCTAGTGTGTTGTTGCCTCCAGTAGTTGATACTTTACCGTCAGCTTCAGTCTTACTCATTTGACTAGAAACCATAACCTCGATACCATCAACTGCAAGTAGTACACCATTCACAATAGTTGCATTCAATCCAAACTTCTCAACTGTTTCTACCTGTCCTAGTCCTAGGATTTTGTAGTAAGTTGCGTAGTCCATAATCATAAGTAATTTCTCAGGCTGTGCACCCTTGATACCCATAGTAGCTCTCATGCTTCTGATATCAGCAATGTCAAGAGTACCAACATTGATATTAGCAGTAGCAGTATTTGTTACTAGAGCAGATTTTCTCAAACCGTCCAAAGCCAACCAGTTAGTTCCAGCTGTAGGTGCAGCGTCATCAAGATTTACATTTCCTGTAGCTCCTGTCTCTGTATCACCATTCAAGATAATATCGTCAATATTCTCACCATATGAAGCAGCAAACTTAGCGGCAAGGTAAGCTTTGATATTTACGATAGAATCATCATCTAACTCTCCACTTGCGTATACGCTTGCAGACTGTTTCTTAGCAGTAAGAACGATATCGTCAGTAGCAGCCTTAGACGTAGTGGCAGGAGTTCCTGCTACGTCAGTATTCTCTGCTGTATGATACCAAGACATATCAGCTCCTTCAACAGGAAGTGTGTATGGATTGGTAGGCATAGCGATTGGTGCAGGCAGTTTAGATAAGATAGTACTTGAATCCCTAACTAGACCCATTACCTGTGATGCGAGGTCACTAGGCACAAACTCGTCACCGTAACCTGCCTGCGCAGATGACATAGATTCGTTAGCTTTTGTATCAATATCCATACTAGCTACCTTTTCTCTAATTATATTCAATTTCTTTAGTCTCTGATCTACGTTTAAATCGCTCATTTTAAATCAAACAAAATGTTAAAAGATTATTGTGTCGCTCTTTCTCTTGCAGCGGCAAGTTCTCCTGTTGGAGCTTCCTTCTTTGAAGCCACACCGTTTACCATAACGAGTCCAGAGTTCACTGGTATTCTCCCCACAGCTTTTGTGAGTGTGTCTAAATGTCCAACGAGTTGGTCAATCACTTCTGACTGCTTTTCAACAACCTCAAGTAACTGCTCATTAGATAGTGCCTTTTCTTCTTCTGTTGGCTTTTCGTCCTCAGCTTGTTCAACTGGTGCAGCACTTTCAGCTGCCTCACTTTCAACGTCCTCACCAATTTCTTCTTCTACAATTTCTTCTACAGTAACCTCTTCTTCAACAACTTCCTCCTCAGTGACTTCATCAGGCTGCACTTCATCAAGTACTACTACCTCGGCGTTTTCAATAAACTCCTGTAGTTCTTCGACTCCGTCAGTAGTCACTTGTTCTTCTTTTACTTCTTCGTTATCAGTTTCAGTAGTTACAATTTCTCCTACAGCTTTACTCATAGTATCATTTGATAAGTTGTTAAAATAACTTTTCAGTGCCTTGGTCAAGGTGAACAGTGTACTTGGGTTTGCAGGTATATTCACCACACTTACCTCAAACACCTCTAGCTCCTCAATAACCCTTTTTACGTCTCCGTATTCTAGTGCACTTAGTTCACTCTGTGTGAGTTCATCAAGTGATACTCATTCGTTATTATATAGTGAGATTTTTTTAGGTAGGAAGCCGATACTAAATCACTTAGTAACTCAATCTAGTATCTGTTCAAAAACATTATCAACGTTATATTTCAGTTCAGCTTTTATCCACCGCCCTCAGGCATCAACTTTGTTTTCTTTCATTGTACCCAGCACTCTATCACTATCGTGACTTAGTAATATGATTGGGTTCGCCATATACCTGTCTAGTGCCCCCTCATTAGAGAACGCTTTGGGGTCTACAATGTCATTGTAGCTATCAAGGTCAGGCGTACTGGCATAACCAGCTATCATAAGTGTGTCGCCCTTGTGTTCAATTGAACCGATAGGCACTTGGAAGTGGATAGCCTCAACTCATCTTGTTTGCTTTGCCATTTGTGTATGAAAACTAAATAGTTCTATAATTGGTTGTGCATCTGCATCTTGGGTGGGAACTTCTAGGAGCTACTTCATCGCCGCTAGAGAAGTTGGCTGTGGTCGGTATTCGTTGCTGCGCCTCGTTAGCTCTACACTTATCGGTCACTCTATCATCGTTTACTGTGTCCCATATCTTCTCGTAACTGAATCACTGCCTTATTCACTCATTGATAGTTTGTTTCCTGCCCTGTTCATAAGCGTGGCCCATTTCTCTGATGGC